TTGTAATGGAACGTATGGGCAGTAGAACAAACCAGCGTCATAGGCGTTTGTACCTTTGTAACCAACAACTGCGAACTCGTTTGTTGAGCTTGTTGGGAAGTATGGGTCAATATAAACCTTGATACGACCAAACAATGTACCAGCAAATGTATTGCCAGTATCGTCAACTGTCAAGTTAACTTGTGATTGTAATGCTGAGTTGTAGTCCAAGATGCCAGCCATTGCTAATGCAGAAGCAACATCAGAAGAACAAATCAACACGTTACCTTTACCACGACGTGTTTGCTTAGCGATAGTATTAGCTTCACGTTCAATTTGGAACGCCAAACCTTTAACTTTCTCAACCATCCAACGACCGTTTGAATCTGTGTCCAAGTTGAAAGTACCACGTGTTGTTGTACCAACTTGTGCGCCTAACTTAGCAACACCGTAGATTGTGCGGATAACTTCACGGTTGATTTCAGCAAGAATTTCAGATGACAAAATGTTTGCCAATTCTGTTTCAGCATCTAAACCATGAACTGCCTTCAAGTCTTGTGCCAATTCCATTGAGTATTCTGCCTTCAAAGCACGAGTCTTTGCAGTTACAGTAACTTTCTCTATAGAGAATGCCATTTCTTGGAATGTGTTAGCAGCATCACCAGCAGTACCTAAAGTTTCTGCCATAGCTGTTGACATTGCTAGAACAGCAGCAGCGTTACCAGCAAATGTGTTATTAGCAGCAGTATCAGTTGGAACTGACAATGCAGATTGAGCGGTACCTAGACCAGAGAAACCTGTGTTAGCTTCGTTATAGAAAGCTTCTGTACCAGAAGATTGGTCTGCATAGCGTGAACGCATTGCAAAAATCAAACCTGTTGGACCTGTCATTGGCTGAACGCCAGCGATGTCATAGGCAATCAAGTTTGGTAATGAACGGCGAACCAAGCTGATTAGGATTGGGTCAAAACCGGCAACTGGTGAAGATGCAGAACCACCGAAACCAGCATTACCTGCATTACCTTGTGTAGCAGACATTGTTGGAACAGCTTCGTTAATAACACCAGCAGCTTTCTTCATTTCTGTTGCTTGGTTTTCCAATACAACAGCAGTTACAGCCTTTTTATATGGGTCTGAAATTTTTGGCATCTCAGGATGCTCAAGAACGCCTTCCCATTTCTTTTGTAATTGTTCGGACAAATACATTTGGTTATCTCCTTAGAATGGATTATTTGTTAGTTTTAGAGATTGCTTGTGCAACTGCGGCAACTAGTGGATCGGCAGATGCAATCTGCTTCTCTGTACCATCAGTTACTTGCTCATGCAATTGTTCCTCATCGGCCTTTTTAACGCCAGATGGGAAATAGTTCTCACGGATTGTTTCAAGTTTCTCTTTGTATTCGTCCTCTGTGGAGAATTCAACACTCTCTGCGAGTGATTTGATTTTTTCAACTTGAGTTGCTGTGAGACCTTCTGTTACTTCACGAGCGATTTCTGACTTACGGCTTTCAACCAAAGCTTTCTTGATTTGAACACCGTGTTCAATTTCTTCGTCTAACTTGCTTTCTAGTTCTTCAACTTTAGTGGCAAGTTCTTCAACGAGGTCAACTTTATCGGCAGGAACATCAATGTAATGTTCTGCAAATAGGTTACGCAATCCGGCAATAAATTCTTCGGTCATTTCTGAACGGAGGCCAGATTCAATAGCGATTTCGTTTTCTTCCATCCATTGCTCAACAACATAAGAAAGGTAATCATCAACCTTCTCTGTTAAGTCAGCTTTGATGGACTCAACTGCTTCTTCAAGCATTGAGGCATATCTTGCTTCAGTTTCTTCAGCGATTTGAGAAATACGGTCATTGACACGAGCTTCAAAAATTGTAGAAACTTTAGACTTGAATTCTTCAGAAATAGTAGAATCGTCTGCGAAAATAGAATTGATATCTTCAGCAAATACTGTTTGACCTTCTTCTTTTTCTTCTTTATTCATCTTCAACTGTGTGTCAGCTGAAGCGTCAGAAGGTTTAGTAGTCGGTGCAGTAGCTGATTTTGCCGCTTTAGTAGCGTCAATCTTAGCAGAGTCATCGTCATGTTTGTAGTTCTGTGGAGTTGGACCGCCAAGGTCAACAACTTCACCAGCTAGTTTTTGTGCAGGGTCAGCTGGTGCAGAAGATTTGCTATTTGACAAAATCTCCGCGGCTGCCTCAAAAAGTTTGTTTGATGCCATTAGGAATCTCCTTATGATTTCTTATTTATAAAATTACAGTTTTCGTAAAAAGTTTTCAAACAGGTTTAGGGCAACCTGTTCAATATCTTTGCGTGTTGCTTGTTTAATTTGTTTTTTCGCATGGTCAATATCCATCTCTACGAAGCGACCTTCTACGAAAATCCATTCTTTGTTTTCCATAATACCATTTACAAACGCACCTGGAGCAGATGGGTCCGCAACGATATCAGCGGCAGTTGCCAAACGAAAATCATCCTGTACCAAGTTGTATCCTTCTTTTGTTGACTGGAGTGAACCCATGCCACGAGAAGATACACCAAGATTTACACCTGAATCAATAAAGTTTTTAACGATTTGACCATATGGTGTTTCAAGAATCATTGCCTTACCAACAAAGCACTCACCGTTATCTTCTAAAGATACAATTTTGTGAGATACTCTTTCTAGGTTGATAGATGGGGTGTCTGGATGACCTAACTCACCCAAAGCACGATTAGTTTTTACAAATTCTTCGTTATAACGACTGACTTCACGGCCAAGTGTGTCTTTCGCATATACACGATTATTTTTGTTTGGTCTGTCATAGACTAGGAATGGACCAGTAATGTAAAGATTTTTCTTACCGTTTTCTGTAGCTTCGGTAATATATTTTACATTTTCAATTGTTTCTGTAATAAGTTTCATATTACAATCCTGTTAATGGTTCAGCATAAGTTGCTGATTTGGTAACTTGAAGAATCAAAGTGCCGTTTGAACCGCTATTTGTGCAAACGATGTTTGAAGATGAATTGGTGCCAATAGCAATATCACTTTGAGTTAGAGGTAAATAATTTTCACCCACTAATTGTAATACTGTATATCCACCAACACCTGATGAATCAGCACCACGTTTGATTGTCCATGTTCCATTTGTTGATGTGATTGCTACGGCAATAGTAGCTGCACTAACAGATTCATTTGTATCACTAGCTAAGTTTGCCAAATGAATTGTAGTTGTGCCATCTCCTGTCAAACGAATAGTTGACTTAGAACGTAGCGAATTAGTTATATCTTTTGTTAATGGCATTTATCGTATTCCCATAGATTGGCGGCGTCTGATGGACATTTTGCGTTTCAACAAAGTTCTACGTAACTTTGAACGACCTTTCGTCTTCCAGTACCTTTTTAATTTTCTTGCTTTCTGTATTCTCTGAATTTCAGGTATTCTAACGACACGATTACCTGAAATTCTATAACCTTTTATTGCTGATTTACGAACATTCTTCTGAACAATAATTTTACCTTTTGCGTTTCTACGAATACGGCGGCGAATCCTTTTGATACGACCCATTTTCACAACGTTAGTAGAAACTTCATCAAGTTGTTCTTCTTCAGTATATGTATCCTGTGTCAAATACACTTGTTCTTCTTTGAGTGTTTCAACAGCAATATTATTCATGCGATGGAACAATAGTTCTTTCGCTTCTTGTAATCTATTTTGTGCAACAAGTTCTACGAAACTCATTTCATGCTTTTCCAAGCAAAGTCAACTGCTTTGCCCATATGGTGATTAGAACGACCCATCATATCAGAAAACTTCTTTTTATTATCGTCATTCAATGCACCATGAACTTTCAATAAAGCATGAGCAGTTTGAACATCTATTTTACTTTGACTACCATCTTGGTGTTTGATTGTTCCCATTTGGTGGTCAGTTTTTATTTTTTGTAAATGTTTTACAACATCCTCAACAATTGTTTCTTCTGCCTGAATAACAGGTTGCATACTTGTAGAATAAGGAACAGAAAAAATTTTATTTAATCTATCACTATAATACAAAGCAACTTTTGTACCATCAGGATACAAACGAATTGCCCTACGCTTTAAAACTAAAACATAAGGTGGGTCTGTTGATTCATCTAACTGTAATATTTCTTCTTTGACTTGCTCTGGGTCATCACCCACTTTATCAGCATCATTACCAATTTTGATACGGTGGGCTTTATATTTACGACCTGTTCGGTCAACTTTATAATCGGATGTATCAATAATAGATTCATCTAATTCTGATTCTTCTCTAACAGCACGGCGAGATTGTTGAAATATTTGTTTATTATTGGTGATTAATTCTACCATTCTATTAAACAAATTTCTCATAATTTCTTTATCGGCATTATTGAACTGAGGACGCTCTTCGGTCATCTTGTCCAAAATGCGATGAATTCGTGCTAATTGTGCCTTGTTGGCAAGACCAGCACGAACCAACATATCAAACTTAGAATAGTCTGATTTTTCTTCTTCTACTAGAACTCTAAATTTGTCTAAAGATTTCATTCAGTTTCAGGTTCTTCTGTTTGTTGTTCTTCTTGGCTACCAAATAATGTGGATGCCATATCTTGTTTTTTAGCGTCTAATGCTTCAAACGCTTTAGCAGAAAGTAAATCTGCCAATGTTTCTTTTGCTTCAGCAGCTTGTCCTGCTGCTAATTGGTCAATAAATGTTGTAGTTGTCATGTCAAATTTCTCCATTATTTCCTATTTATACTTAGTGCAGACTTCTCTACTTCAGCATCTAATTGTGGTGTTAGCGACTCCGTGCTGAGCCTTTCCTGAGTGTTATCTTCTGGTTGAACACCGGTTGCTGATGTTTGCCCTGCACCGGTTTCTTGGCCATCGCCAGAAACGGGTTGACTGATTGCTGTTCCTTCTTCTTCAATTTCTTTCTCCATTTTTTCTATTTCTTCATCTGTCATACGAAGAACATTTTTCTTGACCCACTTTGCTGAGTAATAACGACCAATGAATGGGTCAATCATACCGATAGAGTTAAGTCTTTCACGCAATAGTTCGGCATCTTTGAGTTCAGTAAAGTTATTATCTTTCTTGAAGTCATAATAGATATCTTCTTTGAATTCGTCCCATTCTTCTCTGGTACAAATACCTTTGAGTGAAAGTTGAATTGCTAAAGCGTTATCAAATACTTGAGAGAATTTGTTACGAAGTCTTTGGATGAATTTGTTGAACTTTACTTCATCACGGGTAACTTCTGTTGAACGACCTAAACCAATAACGCCACCATTTTGTGGGTCTAAACGAGAAATAGGAACATTCAAAGCATTTAGTAGTTTCTTTTGGAAGTATGCTACATCTTGCATTTCGCCAAGGTTTTGGCCAGCAGGTAATGTAGTAATCTCTGTACCTTTACCACCTTCACGGCGAGGTAACCAGAAATCTTCCAACATAGACATATGTTTGCGGTCATCACGCAACTCACCAGTTGAAGCATCATAAACCATTTTATTACGATACTGAATCATAATAGAACGGAGATATTGTTCTGCTTTACCTTTTGGTAAGTTACCAACGTCAATATAAAATATTCTACGCTCTGGTGCTCGTGATAAACGATAAATCACAACGGCATCTTCAATCATACGTAATTGATTGAGTGGTTTAATTGCCTTGTGAAGATAAGAAATGACGAATGTGTTTTTAGCATCCATCAAACCAGAATTCACATTGATAATGGAATCTGGTGCAACACGCAGGCCTTGATTTACGCCTGCTGTAAATGTTTGTGTTTGAGTACCACGGTCATTGTAAACGTAGTATTCAGCAATAGACTTGATGATATTGGCACCAGTCTTTGGGTCACGGTCTTTTTGAACTTCACGCACTTTACGAATCTTGCGTGGGTCAACATAGCGTAACTCTTTGATACCTTCTTTAGGTTTTGATTCATCTACTACAACATGGTAATAGATACGACCATCAATATACCAACGCTTGAATAAGTCATCGGCAAGATTATTGAAGTTCATCATTCTTTGAACATTTTTGAATTCTTCAATAATTTTCTTTTTAATTGTTTCTGGTTGTTTTAAATTATCTAATACAATGTCAACAACAGAACCATCTAAATCGTGTGTGATTGCCTCATTTACAATCTCATCAATTGCCATGTCTAATTCTGGATGATTAGACATTTCACGGTAACGAGTAATAAGTTCTAGTTCATTACGAACAGAACCTTCTAAGTCAACGTATGTGCCATAGTGAGCATTTTGCGTGATGGTAATAGCGCCATCATCTAATGCTTCCGTTGGAAGTGCAAAAGATGGTTGCTCAGGTGATTGTACCTGAACAATATCTTGCTTGCCAAATGTGAAGCCAAAAAGTTTTACTGCCATTGAGTATTCATCCTATAAAAAGTAAAAGTAGAGGCCGTAGGACCTCTACTCATCAAACCACACCAGTATCTACTGATTCCCACCATTGGTAAGAAAGATTAACAGTAAATTCTTCAATTGTATCATTTGAACCCCAATCAACATCAATTGGAGATACATCCGTTGGGAAAAGACCCAAGAATTTATATTTCTTCAATACATCACCGTTTTTGGCGAATTGTGTTACATCACCATCTACTGTATAACCAGCAGGTGTTGTAGCGATTGGATTACGCACATTCAATGAATGACTATTGATACCATTCATCCAACGCTCAAAGGCGTTACGAACAATGAAATCTTCGTCATTGATGATTGTAATAGTCCAATCTGTAAATGTGCGGTTACCAGCAAATTTCAATTCACGGCCAAAGTATTGAACAGGCACAACACCAAGCGTAGCGCCTGGCAATTGTGCAGTCTTACACATGAACGTCAATTTTTGTTGTGCGTTTCCAGGTGCTGAAAATGTTGGAAACGGCATACTCACCTCAAATAAATTTGGGCGGGCACCGTCTCCAGTCATTTGAGAGCGGAACTGATTTACATTAAATGCCATTTAATTTCTCCTATCTCTCTATTTATTAGAATCGGCCAACGATTTCATCAAAACTTACACCTGTGCGAACTGCCACAAAGTTGAGTTGAATGAAATTGACTGAACGAGAAGGTTTGATGTAGATATCACCAACAAATTCGTTACGGTCAATTACTTCTGGTGTATTATTAGATTCATCGCAAACTACACGGAAATCTGTAACACCACGGCGTCCTTGAACATCACGCAAGAATGGTTCAACTAAGTTTACAAACTGAGCACGTGTGAATTGGTCATTGAATTCAAACAATGTTGAACGAGCAGCACGAGCAATTGTCTTTTCCAATACAATGAACAAACGGCGAACATTGATACGGTCAAATGCTGATGGACGGCTCAACATAGTCTTATCACCAAACAAAATTGTACCTTCGCCAGGGAATGATACAACAGGGTTTACACCTTTTACATAAAGGTTATCACGCTCTGCTTTGGTTGGATTCCATGATAGTTTGATTACGTTACGGATAATACCACGATTCAAACCACCAGGTGAGAACCATGGGTCTCTTTCTTGGTCTGTTCTAGCACAAGTACCAGCAACATCACCATTCAATGGTACCCAACGATAAACATTGTTATATTTGTCAAACTGATATTTGTAACCTGAATCTAAAACTGCATAAGATGATGATGTCAATGAATCACGGAATGACAATACATCAGCTGATTCTGAACCAGCATTATCAACTACTGAAGCTTTAGTTGGTGACAAGAATACCATTGCATCTTTACGAGTTTCTGCAAGAGTAATCAATGAAGTGGCAATTGTTGCGTTACCTGCACCAGAGATAATCAATGAAACATCAACTTCATCTGGATTAGCTAAGTAGTCATAAGCAGCAATAACTTCAGCATTACCGATTGTACCATCTGCACCAGCAGACATAGATGCTGTGAATGGAGTATTGATGTTTGTAAATGTGGTACCTAAAGCAGCATTACCCCAATTTACACCACCAGGTTGATGGCTTAACCACCAAACATATTGTGATTTACTGTTGATTACTGTCTTATAGTAGTTAGCAGAACCATCGTTGTTTACGGCATCTGATGCCTTAGAAACAAAACTATACTTCTCTAATACTGTGTTAGCTATACCACTAAATTTACCATCTTCGTCAATAACGATTACATGAAGTTCATCATTAGAACCTGTTTTATCAGCAGCGTAATCTGATGTACCTGGTGCAACACCAAAGTTATCAGCATATTGCCACTTACGCAAAATTGCTGAACCAGCAGAAACGTTAGCAGTAATAGCAGTTGCTAAAACAACATTACTTGCATTGACGGCTGTTGTGCGGATATAAGTTGTACCACCATCAAATGATACTAGGTCGCCAGCATACAAGTTGGTAGTTGGATTACCTGTTACGTTGATTGTAGTAGCACCAACTGAAGCAGCGTTAGCTGTTACAGAAGATGTTGAAGTCAAGTTTGATGAGAAAGCTGTTGAACTTGGGCAAATAGAAATACGCAAACTGTTGCCTAAAGCACCAGCACAACGAGCACCAAATGGGCCGTATGCTGTGTTTGTACCAGTTTCACGGTTAGATACATAATCATCTTCGTTTTTGATAAGAACACCAGAACCATTCGCAGTAGCGTTTAGTGTAGATGATGTGTTAGCAGCACGAACAACTTTCAAATTATTAGAATACGCAAGAAAGTTTGCAGCTGAGAACCAGTTTTCATAATTTATAGAGTCTGGTTTACCGAAACGACTGGCAAGGCGAACCTCGTCAGAAACGGTAACCACTTCACCGACTGGACCCCAATTGAAATTTCCAGCAATGCCACCGATTGATGTGGCAACTGAAGGGACGATTGTAGTCAGGTCAATTTCTGATACATTTACCCCAGGTGATAGCTGAAATGCCATGGATTTCTCCTTAGTTATGGGTCAAAATTTTCTTTATAGACTATTTAGTTTTTTATAGATTTGAGGATGGATAACCTGGTGGTGCTGACCAAGAACTTTCTTCTTTCTTCCAGACATCACCACTATCCACTTCATACTCATCCATTGTTCCTGAATCAACAAAACCAAACGGAACAACTTCTTCTTCAATTTGTTTTATCTTTTGTTGATACATTTCTTCGCGGAGATTGACATTGTTCAAATCTTTAAAATAAGATTGAGTTGTCAACCAACTAAACAGAACCAATGTCATTACCAAATCATCATGGTAACCCTCATCGGCTTGATACGAATTTCTTACTTGAATAAATGTTGATATTTCTGAAATGATATCAGGGTCAAATATCAACAGTTTCTTTTCTTCTACTAGTGATTTAAATGTAAAACAACCAATGCGTTTGACCTTTTTATCGGTAACCACACCTAATTGTGTTCTTCCACCACCAAAACCACCAGATACTACTTGTCCACTTTTACCTCTGGATACAAATAGTATGTTTTCATATTCTAGTTCTTCATACAAAATTCTTGCCACTTGGTCAAGGTTTGTTTCGCAAAGAACATAGGCCATGTTGAAGTCTTTTGCAACCTTATGTATAATTGTTGGATACAACATAGGCGCAATCTTATTATCTCTAAACTTACCTACAATTCTGTAAGGTGTTTCTGTGATATCAATAATAGTGAACGCAGAATAGTCACCATCCACACCTTGTGCCACATCGGCAACTATACAGTATGTGTGTGGTTTTTTGATGAGTTTTTCATTATCATCACGCTCAGCTTTGATTGGATATTCATAGAGGTCTAAACCATCTTTAGAATATACAGTTGGTAAAGTTGACATAAATTCAATTGTATCAGAATTTATCAATGTCAAACTAGAACCAAGGAACTTACATAGAACCTCTTGG